TCCGCCAAGTTAATTCATTATGTTCGCCAACATTTGTTCTGTCAGCAAAAGACTCTGTCAAAGCATGTGACTTACCGTCTTTGTGAAAGACTCTGTCTTGTATATAAGGTTGTCTGCCACTAGCTTTTTTACTAGGATTTATCTGATTAGTTTTTTTTGTCTCAATACTTATCTCATGATCTTTATTCAAATTAGGTGTAATTGTTCCTACTTTACCGTCTGTTCTAGGAATTAATTCTTTAGATCTAAAAGGTGTGTGATCTTTACCAGTTTTTAATTTAGCATCTCTTCTAGCTTTCTTTCCTTCTTCGGTTCTAACTTCTCGATACGATTGCACTGCGACTTTGGGTTCACGATTACCACCGCCACCAGCATTCAAAGTAGGCGACTTACCATCTGGGCTATAAACTCTTTTAAGTATGTCATGACCATTGATGTCTGATGCCATACCTACTTGTTTAGGTTTAGTTATTTTAGGGCTGTCACTTCTTCCTAATATAGATGGGGATTTTCCATTAGGATCATATACTCTGCGCTGTCTTTCATTGTCTTTAAGTATTTCTCTAGGAATGTCGTATGCTTTTATAGGTTTAGTTTCAAATACTTTTGGGATGTTGCCACTACCACTACTAGATTTTAAAGATCTAGTTTTTTTACTATCTTTGCTATACGTTTGTTGCTCAAAAAACCAAGACTTGTCGCTTGTTCCTTTTTTAATATTAGTTATGCCATTATCAGAGGTACTAGTTTGTACTCCAGTCATGCCATAAGTATTCCAGCCTTTCCAATCTCTAGCTAATAAAGCAGTGCCTTTCTGTATATTTTCTTTAAACGCTTCTCTACCACCATTGCCAACCAAATCTGCTTGACCATCATCTTCTAAAATATCTCTCAATACTATGCCCATATCGTCTGGCTGTTCAATGTTAGGTATGTTTGTCCAATAATATCTTTGTCTAGATTGTGCTGATACCAAAGCACTATTAATTAATATCGGTTCAATCCTACCACCGAATAAATCGTCGCCACCTTCAAAGTCTGGATAACAAGCTGATACTTGTTCAGTAATAACTTCCAGAAATTCTTTCTTCATTTTGACATTCTCAAGTAAAAAATACTTTGGCTTGATCTCTTTTAATAATCTAATAAATTCAAAGAACAAAGCTGAACGAGGATCGTCAAAGGCCAACTGCTTACCAGCAAAACTAAAACCTTGGCAAGGGCTACCAGCTAAAATTAAATCTATGTCTTGATAATCTTCTGCTTTTAAATTACAGACATCGCCTACTTGAATTGTTTCTGGGAAGTTTGCTTGAGTGACTTGTATCGCAAACTTATCTATTTCACTTGCATAATACTTATCTACTTTGATACCGAGTCTGTTTAGTGCCAACTGACCACAACTCATGCCGTCGAATAAACTTAAAACTTTCATATACAAATTGTACCAATCATTCCCAAGGTTTCCTACCTTTATTATCAAATCGATAATGCCAAGTTTGTTTTCCAGGGATAGCATGAGTCTTAACTATATCGCCCAAATACTTTTGCACATGACTAACCGCGTATCTTGCAGCTCGTTCGCCACTAGGTAAATTGTTTTCTTTCAACGCTTGTCTTGCCAAGATCTCTAACTCTTGTCTTGTATAGAAAGTAATTCTATCCATTGCATCTGCTACCTTCTGAGCAATCTCTACTTCATCTGGACCCTCATCAAAGTCAACCATATCCCAGTTGCCTTTCTCAAAATCAAATCTAGCCAAGTGAGTATCAGGTTCTCTTGCGTTTCTTGCTTCATAAAACATAGTTACATTTGGCTTTTGTCCCATGAGTTTAATACCAGAGTCCATCCACCCAGCAAAAGCAGAACCACCACGCGCTGACATAAACGAAGCATCGTCGGCTCTTTCTTTACCAGTATGATGCGCGATGATTACTGCAACACCAAAGAGTTCAATCAAACGATCTACTCTAGATAATAAATTATGTATCTCTTGGTTGCTGTTTTCTTCGCCATCAAAAAAATTAATGATAGGGTCAATCATCACAATATCTGGCTGATGATATTCAATACTTCTAGCAATACCATCAATATCTTTATCTCTCATTAAGTTCTTTCTCAATCTACCAGTCGGTATCAAGTTAGCATGTCCCATCGCCATCAAGTCTGGGTCGTGCATGTAAGGTTGATAGTAAGTATCTATTCTATTTTTTAAGAACTCCTGGATAATCTCTGCTTGCAACCACATAACTTTACAAGGACGCGTAAAAGGTTTGCCCATAAACGATTGACCAGTTGTGGCCGCTGCAGCAAAACCACCAAGCCAATGCGACTTACCTATCTTAGGTTTACCAATCAATAAACATCTAGATTGTTCAAAGATAAAACAATCGCCCCAAAACTGACCAATAGAATTAGGTTCCAAGCCAGTCCAAAACTCATCGTTGTAAGGTTTTAAACCTAGTGGGTCTGTTAAATCATCTCTACGCTTTTGATCGACGATGGGATCTTCTTGTTCAAGTATCTCTTTGAGTTCATCTCTTAAATCTATTTCCCATTCACTAGTTTTCCATTGTAGTATTCCAGCTTCCGTATCTTCTGGGTGTCGTTTGATATGTCCTTGGGTAATCGACATACATGTTTGTAATACTTCTGGGAAAGGCAAAGGTTGTTGCAAAGTTTGGTTCCAATCAAAACATTTAATTAATACTTCACGATAACCCCAACCTTCTTTAATCCATTTACCAATCAATCTAGCCAAGGTATCGTTTCTTTGACCAACATCCACCGGGTCAGCAGTAAGTTTGTTTTTATTATCTAAAATGGAAGTGACCTTATCCGATTGATTGAAGTCGTGTATGTTGTTCAAGTCTTCCATGTTGAGCATAGGCAAATCATCGATGTCGTTCACGACCAAGCCATCTGCTGTTTCAAAAAAATATTTAGTAGAAGGCGAGACCATAACGTAGCCACCTTCACCTCTGACATCTAACTTACCAGTCATGTTTCTAACATTTAGGCCTTCATTGATTTGATAAAAGTAGTGATAGCCACCACGAGGAGTCTTCTGTTTAAGAGGCGATCTAGTTACTTGACCAGACTCTACGAACTTGACCGCCTCTTCGCTATCGCAATCTAGGACAACAAAAGTTATCCCAGTGATAGCAGCCCAGTTGGCTCCCGGATACCGAGCCAACCACTCTCTCAATTCTTCTTGTGTGGGTTGTCTTCTTTGATAAGTTTCCCATTTGACTCTGGGTGTCTTTGCCCATTTTGCACTGAGCTTGTCATCGTCTTCAAAAGGATGACGCTTTCTAAAGTATTCTGGTATGGCTTCGTTTCGAGAACCACAAGGTATTAAATGAAAGCCTTCTTCCCAGAAAGACCAAATCATTTCTTGTCTGGCTTCCTCAGATATATTTTGCCAATCTTTATTAGCGTTTAATACTAGCGACATGTTTCTCCCAAAGTTTTTATTAAGCTGTTGCCTCTTCCTCGATGGGTCCGTAGATGTCTTCCCAGGTAAGAGCTTGATTAGTTACTGACATAATCTTCTTAGCTTGTTTGACTGTAGGTTGTCTTGTTCCGTAATACCAAGAGCGTACTGCATGGACCGATACATCACATATCTCTGCAACATTCTCTATGCCTCTGTTTTTTATATATTCTTGTAATTTATTCATGGCGTTATTATAGAGAAGCATTTTCATAATGTATATTTTTTTTTACATATTTGTCTAAATTAATTTAAAAAAGTGTTTGACATTCTGAATCTTTATCTATTTAATTGGCAATGAACAAATTTACAGAGAGATTTTATGAACGATATAAAAGAGAAAACCGAGTTCGACGAACTCCAAGAACTTATCGAAAGAAAGAAAAAGAATTTGCTATGGCAAAAGAAACTCCGTGAAGAATCTAAAGAGTTAGATATTGCAATAGCAAGACACCCAAGAGTAAACGAACAAGTAATTCAGCTTAGTAATACTGGAGGATCTCATCGCGTAACACTTGATGACTTTGACTCTGATATTAAAGTTGAGTATCGCTTGAAGAAATCTTGGGATCAAGACTATGTTGCAAAGATACATGCCGAAGGCAAGGTGCCAGCTAATCTTTGGCCATTTCAAATAGAGTATAAAGAAGACAAAAGAAAAACTTCTACTCTAGCTGAACAACATCCATCCCACTACTATAAATTAGCTGAAGGTTTGACCACTGAGATATCAGATCGTCCATACGTCAGCTTTGTTGAAAAGAGGAAAACCAAATGAGTAAAAAAATAGAGATGACTTCCGCACAAAGCGAGTCCAAAGAAAAGTTGTTTGCCGAAGCTTACGACTATTATGCAAAACATTATTTCAACATTAATGATTTTGTAAGAGCAGTAGATTATTTAAGAGCAGACGGTTTGAGTTTTGCTCACATTGCAAAGATCTCAGGCATGACTCACAAAAGTCTTATGCAGTTTTATTATCGAGATCAAATCGAACCACATGCTAGAACCAAAGGCAAAGCTAATTTCTTAATAGACTTTGTTTCCACAGTAAAAAAATTAGGTACAGAAACAATTCCAGGGAGGTACAACAATGCCAAGTCTTGAAGATGAATTATTATCTGGCTTGGAGCCAGGGCCAGTGAGAATGAATGTTGGTGGAGTAGATGGCATAGGTAAAAGTACCTTCGGCTCTCAAGCTCCCAATCCAGTTTTTATTTGTACCGAGAAAGGTACAGCATTCTTAAATGTTAAGAAGTTTCCATTGTGTGAAAAGTATCAAGACATTATTGATTGCATTAAGAAACTTGCCACTATGGATCATGATCGTAAAACAGTTGTCCTAGATACTACAGACTGGGCAGAAATTCTTACTCATGAAGCAGTGTGCGAAGAAAAAAATGTATCTGGCATCGAAGAGATTACTTACGGTAAGGGCTACACTGCGGCCAGAGAAAAGTTTAGAAAGATTTTAAGAGGTTTGGATATCTTGCATGATAAAAAGAAGATGAATGTAATCTTACTTTCGCATGTAGATATTAGAACTTTTAACGACCCGGAGAGAGAGCCTTACGATAGGTATCAATTGAAGTTGCACAACAAGACAGCTTCCATCATTAGAGAATGGGTCGATTTCAATTTCTTTGCGAACCATCAGGTTCGTACTGTGAAAGAGGGGAAGGGCTTCAACGAGCAGACAAGGGCACTTGCCATGGGTGATCCTATGTTGTTTACGAAGTTCTCTCCCGCCTTTGACGCGAAGAGACGAGTTCCTCTTCCAGATAAGATAGAACTCAAATGGGATTCGTTTTACGACGAATATAAAAAATCAATTAAAAATCTGTCGGAGGCATAAAGTGTCAGAGGAGATTTTGTGTGACCACTGTGGAGAAGAAATTTTAGACGGTGGGTATAAATACAAAGGCCTTCTTTGTTGTACTTTATGTCTTCGCGAGGAGTTAAATTTATCATGAGTGATGACTTTGAAATAATGTTAGGCGAAGTGCCTGATCAAGAAGATGACTTTAAACCTATGCCTGCTGGCAACTATGAATTAGTTGCTAACAAATGGGAAAAGAGAACATCTAAAGCTGGAAATGCAATGGTTGAAATCGAGTTTCAAGTACTCGGTCCAAGCCATTCTAATAGAAAACTTTGGGAGTATTTTACTCTTGAAGGTAATGCTGTAACCGTAACCGCTAGGAAAATTAAAGCTTGGCGTAAAGCGTTAGGGTTAAGCACTGATGTCAGTTTTAATGCTGAGGCCCTGGATGAAATGATTAACAATCCTTTCCAAGCCAAAATCAAAATTGAGCCTGGAACAAATGGGTACGAGGACAGTAATAAGATACAAGATTACTTAGCAAAAGGATCTTCATCTGAAGAGGAGGCGCCTGCGGCAAAACCTTTACAAGAAGAAGATGATGCTATGCCTTGGGATAAATAACTGGGTCATCTCCCAAAAAAGTCCTACCGAGCAAGTTAATTAATACGAGCGGCGTTACGAGCTCGGTAGGCATAGAATTCGACCACTCCAAAAAAGTCGAATTCTAAGTGGCGGTCGAAGCGGGTTTTTTTAACTTTAACCCGGATGTTAAACCACTTAGTCTTCGCGGTAAGTCCTACCAAGGTTGTATAAGAGATCGTCTTGGTAGGCACAAATTAGGAAACAAATATGATTGATGATAAAAAATTAGTCGCTAACTCTGAGAAGTTGTTAGCAAAAATATATGAGGTGAACAATCACATACTGCCAGTTGAATTATTTGATGAAGTTGCGGCCTGTGTTGTTTCGATAAACAGATTAAAGAGAGCGAAGGTGCTATATGAAAGAAGACAAAATAGATTTGGAAGTGATCTCCAAGAAGGAATTGTTAGAAGAATTACGAATGCACATGATGTCATTCAACAAAAGAATGGGAGAGATTAAAAGTCCCCATAAATTATTAGAAGTATTATTGACCTATGTTTGTTGCGTCACTTACGACGTATTGGAAAATAGTACCAATGAAGCAACCATGTTGATTGGCGCATCCTGGGGCAGAGTCATTAATGATATTGCTAAAGAAAAAGGTATGACTAGAAAAGAAGTTTTCTTTCAAGCAGATATGTTAGGCAATATAGCAGGAGGCGCTAATACTGATTGGAACTCTATGAATGAAGATTATGTAATAGATCCAGAAGAACTTGATGAAGAAGAAGTACTCGACGCTGTTAAACTTCAAATGGAAAGCAAAGATAAAACGAGACACTGATGGCTATAAGAAGAGAAGTAAAAATACACATATCTAGGGCTAAGTATAAAAAGACTAGCCAAGGTTCTCGTAATGTAAAGTTCAGTAGCATGAACAAGAATAAAAGAAAGTCCTTCAAAGCATATAGAGGACAAGGAAGATGATCAATGAAACTAAGACCGTATCAAGAAGACGCTATCACTGCGCTAGAAAGTTGGTTTGCAACTGAGTCAATAGAGAAACACCCTCTACTCAGTTTGCCTACTGCGTCTGGCAAGACAGTTATCTTTTCTAACTTTATTAAAAGAACCATAAAAAAATATTCTGATGCTAGGTTTTTAGTTTTAGCGCATAGACAAGAACTTATAGAACAAGCAGAAGAAAAAATAAAATCAGTATGGCCAGATGCACCAGTCGGTGTACTATCAGCCGGGTTAAAAAGATCTGAGATAGATTCTCAAATACTTGTAGCTTCAAGAGATACTTTGGCTTCTGGATCTAGATTAAAAAAAGTTGGGCATTTTGATTACACCATCATTGATGAGGCCCATAACATATCCCCGGACGAACAAACTAGATATCAAAAGATAATCAATGAGTTATCTGCTGAACGAGCTATGCGTGTTCTAGGTTGCACTGCTACGCCTTATCGTATGGGTCAAGGTTATATTTATGGCAAAAGAAAAGATCACTTCTTTCATGACATTGCTTATCAAGCAAAGATACCAGACTTAATAGACCAAGGTTATTTAGCTAGGATTACTTCTTATAAAGTAGATGACAATACTATTATTGATGCTAGTAAAGCCAAGCTTAAATTTAAAGGTGGCGATTACAAAGAATCCGATCTAGAAAAATTAGCTATGGATGATAAAACTATTGTCGCTATCATTAATGATTGGCTAGACAAAGCATACACCAAAGGCAGAACAGCTTCCGTATTTTTTTGCGTATCAGTATTGCACGCTATGAAAATGAATATGCACTTACAGAAACATGGGATTCAAGCAAGATTACTAACTGGCGAAACCCCTGGAGAAGAAAGAAAACAAATACTGGAAGACTTTGAATCTGGGAAAGTACATGCTGTTTGCAATGTCGGTGTCTTAACAGAAGGTTGGGATGCGCCCAGAACAGATTGTATTGCTATGTTAAGACCAACCAAAAGTCTAGGGCTCTATGTTCAGATGTGCGGCCGAGGCATGCGACTGTACCCAGGCAAAGATAATTGTTTACTTTTAGATTATGGCGAGAACATTGCTAGACACGGTTGTATTGATACAGCCAAGCCAGATCAAGAAGTAAAAATAAGAAGACCTAAAATCTGTGGCAGTTGTTTAGCTGTCAATCCGCCGCATGCAAAGAAATGTGTCGAATGCAATGAGGAGTTCCCGGTAGCAGAGTTCTTAACTTTCTTAGTGCCTATGGAAGAAAGAAAGGTAGCTAAGAAAACCAAAGCAGATTCTGGAGCAGTTATCTCTGATGAGAAACAAAAGAATAAGAGTTCTTTAGAAGTTGTAACGAGCGTTAGTGCTGCTGTTGCTGACTCTAAAAATGGCAATAAATATTGTAAGGTATTCTTTTATGTTGATAATCAGTTCTTACCTAGAATGATGCCACTTATGTTTGGCCACTCAAGAATGCACGGACTAGCAATCAACCATTGGTGTCGTTTAGTAGATCCAAAAATCTGGGGCGTACCTAGAACTTCTGAGCAAGCAGCTGCTAAGATAAATCAAGGAGCTCTCAAAAGAGTTAAGTCTGTTGGGATAAAACGAGAAGGTAAATATTTTAATATAAAGAAAGTAATTTTTGACGATAAGGAGATATTTCTATGAGCAAAATAAATAAAATGATAGATCATGTGATGTTATCTGAACCGCCAAAGTATCGACCATACTTAGGTATGAGTCAGATTGGTAATCCAGATGAAAGAATGTTGTGGTTAAATTTTAGATGGTGTTTACCACCAAATAAATTTGAGCCAAGAGTATCTAGGATCTTAGAATTAGGTAATGTTATTGAAGATGTAGTCGTTGATTATCTTAAAAAAGCAGATGGCGTAGAAGTATTTACTGAAGATAAAAAAGGCGATCAGTTTAAAGCTTCTTTACTTGGCGATCACTTCTCTGGGCACATAGATGGCGTAGTTAAAAACTTGCCAGAACATGATGATGATTCTATGGTCCTGGAAGTTAAGAGTTCTAATGACAGAAGGTTTAACAATCTAGTAAGTGAAGGTAGTTACGAGCGTTGGTCACTAGAATATGAAGCGCAAGTGCATTGTTATATGGGTTCTTTTAAATTACCTAAGTCATTGGCTTTGGTTTACAACAAAAACAATTCTGATATTTATACTGAAGTAATTAAATACAATCATGATTTGTTTGTCTCCTTAATAGATAAAGCCAAAAGAATTATTACTGCACCAGAGCCGCCAGATTTATTCTTGAGTGAGAACGATTGGAAAGTTAAGAACTTACCAAAAGAATCTAGAGAAGTTTATTTAGGTAGGGCAGAACCAGAATTTAAAAACTGTAGAAACTGCAAACATTCAAAGCCAATGATAGAAGTTTCCGGGGCTACTTGGCGTTGCGGGAAGAAAGGTGTTTTATTAAATCCAAAACAACAAATGGATAAGAAAAATTGTCCTGATCATGAACTTATATTTGGTTTGATACCCACACCTTTTTAACAAAAAGTTTGCAATAATATATAAAAATCGTTATATAATACGCATATCTCTATAAAGAGGTGCGTAATGGCTAAAATATTTAAATTAAATACATTTAAAAACATAGCTAGTCTTAGAGGCGAAACTACCAGTCTCGCTGATTATCCTTGTATCGAAGCTTGTAGTTGGCACAATACTATGGATAAAGGCCGTTGTTCTGTCTGCGGTTTATATGATTATCAACACTCTCCAGCTTTTTGGAACTCATTGCCAAGAGTAGAGCGTAAGATGATAAATCTTAATAACTCTGAGAAAGGTTATAAAATAAAACAGATTTACAAATAAAGCATTAGCTTAGTGTAGATCTTTAAATATATGTTCATCATATATAGAGGGAAGCTGACACTTTATTTTTTTTTATTTCTTAATATATTTTCACACCACCAAAGCAACATGTCTTCACTCAAGGTATGTTTGATGATGTTGGCACGCTGACAAACCAATTGAATGTTGTATCTAACATACCATTCTTCTGGGTCTATTCTATCGATAGTTACATTTAAATCTTTCTTACCATTGCCATCTCGATAGTGTGTCATCAATACGCCAGACAAAGCACAAAGACCCTCTTGTTTTTCCCATATCTCTATTAAATCTTCTGGCGTTATCTCCCAATCCTTCTCTGGATTCTTACTAACTCTAGTATGTCTTAACTGATTGTGAAGTAAATTTAAAAAACTTTTGTAACTTGATGATCGTTTTCTGTTTCTATCTATCACATGACAATCTTTACAAAGGCCGCGATAGGTTGTGCCACCACCAGTTTGTTCTCTAGCTTCAAAAAATTTAATCTTCCGCCTTTTCTTGCAAAGCGTACAAGTTCTGGTTTTTTGAGTCATTAGGCTCTAGGCGAATGAATTACTTCTATGGTTACGTCCGGGTATATTGCTTCTACTAATTTCTTTTTTAATTTAAAGACATCAGTCAATACTCCCTTAGTATCTTCTATGACTTCTTCTCCTTTGACATTTTTATATTTAAAGTCTGCTATGTAAGTGCAGATCTTTTTACCTTCAACAAAACATGGAAACTGCGGATGAACTTCTATGTCTGACACTGCGCCAGCAGATTCTAATTCTTTTAGGAATTTATATCTTGCGGCCTCTAATTTGCTATCAAATGTGATACCATCTAGCTTCACCTTTATAGCTCCGTATTTGTTCTTGTTATAGCCCATAATTTATTATACAATTTTTTATATATTTTAAGAAAGAATTAACATACCAGGAGAAGCTAAATGGCAACCCACGTAACCATCGGAGTAAACAAAGAGACTCACAAAAAACTAGGCAAGCTTGCATCATTAACTCACAGGACCCGTGCTAACACGGTTGAATGGTTGGTAGAAAAAGCTATTAAAGAAATAGAAATAGCTGAGAAAAATGGTAGCGCCGATCATATTAAGTTTGGTATTTAATCTATTCCCAGAAGTTTATTAAGTTCTTGTTGTCGTAAGGCGCTTGGTTGCTGCGAAACTGTTGGTGTTTGATTAACTCTTCTTTGTTGATTTCTTTCTTGAACTCCTCTAAGTATTTCATCTGGAGAAGTAAAACCTCCCTCTAATCTTTGTCCAGTTAATCTAGATTCAGCTACACCTATATTTGTAATTGGTAATAAGTTTCTAGCTTTATTGTAATCTTGTCTAAGAGATTCGGTAATAACTTCTTTACTAAGTTCTGAAGGTTTAAACAAGCCAGCCATAACATAATCGGCGTTAGCAACTTTAGCTGTTTTAAGTTCTTTTAATATTTCAGAATCATTTAATCCTAACTGCCTTGCGTCTTCTATTGCTAAATAAAGATCTCTCATACCTCTATATCTAGCTTCATTAGATTCTATGTAAGCTTTGGTAAAGTCTTCTGCCTCTCTAGTATTAGTAGACCTAGCAACTCTATTAAATTCATTAGCTGCCGCTCTAATTACATCGTTAGTTTCAAAACCTCTGTATCTTAAAGTTCTACCTATTTGTGGCTTGATAATTTTTAAACCACTAAATCCTTGCACTAAAGTTTCAGCTGGATCTATTCTGTTTCCTCTTCTGTTAATTAATCTGTCGTCACCCATCAAGCCAGTGCTATTAAATACTGCTGTTGGAAAATCTTTTAACGATGTGCTTACTCCTAAAACTCCACCAGCCGGGTCAGAGGTAATATCAAAAGGTAAAATTGGTGGGGCCATACCTTGTAAATTATGAACAAATGCTTTACTAGCTTTATCACCAAAAGTGTCACTAGCAGAGTAAAGTCTTCTACCAGTTTCAGTTTCACCACTAACAGTTTCAAATAATAATTTAGTAGCAATCGAAGGCGTACCAAAAGGTTGCGTTAGTTCTCCCAAACCATACATAAATCCTTGAGTGTATCTATTAACTAAACCTTCTCCTTTAGCTTCTCCTTCTTCAGCTTCCGCTATTAATCTAGCAAAAGGTCTAGATAAATAATCATAAGGATTTGTATAACTTAAATTCATCATTTGAGTTATGTTGCCATTATTATCAGTACCAGTTGGAACTAATGTAGCTGTCTTGTCCCAGGGCGCTGCAAAAGATCTTTTGTAAGCATCTATTTGATCTTGATCCGTACCAGTTAATTTTGTACCTAGCTCAACCATAGCTGCTGGGAAGGCGGTGGTTACAGTTAACGCACTTACCGCTCTTTTCATGCCTTTCTTTTGTAACTCTGGATTACCACTAGCTAACTCTTGAGCAGCTCGATAACCAATGTTACCCATGGTTCTAATTATTTCAGATGGAAAAGCAGCAAAGTTACCAATAGGTAGTTTAGCTAAATCGCCAACTATATCTCCTACTCTATTGTAATTTTGATAATGATTCTTTGCTAACTGTGCTCCTTCTTCATCTAAGAAACTCATGAATTTATTTTTTAATTTTTTGTCTCCTAAATTATCATCTAAAAATTTTTCAATGTTACCTTTCTTTATTGG